TGATAGACGAAATGAGAATACGCTTTCTGACATTTATTATGTACCTTTCAAAGTAAAATTAAGTGAGTACTTCATAATTTCTGAAGTAGTGTTAAGTATATCATAGATTTAAAAAGAAAAACACGCTCAAATAGAACGTGTAAATCTTTACTTTAAGGTTACAACTTTACGTTATGAAAAGTGATACACCATTACTTATTAGTTTGTTTTATTTACCCAATGTGTAGTATACATATATTTTACTCCAGATATAACTGGTTTTGATTCGTGAATGTATGGCTCTTGAGATGGAAACATTACTAGACTTCCTGCTTTAGGCTTGATTGTAACATTTTGATTTGGAAAGCTAATCTCTCCACCCTCATAGTCATCATTTAAATACACAACAAAAGAATATTTAAGATTAGAGTCTCCATCTTGACCATCATAATGGTGCCCCATACCTTTTCCAGAGTCATATCTGTTTAAAGATATATAATTTAGATCTAGATTAATTTCAGATTGATCAATTTTATTAAACTTGCAAAAGTTAATGGCGCACATCTCTGGTGCCATCAGCAGACTGTTTACTATATAAAGAGTATTTTTATCTAATAGGTCATCTCCAGTAGATTTTTTTAAATTGGAAACATTGATAAACTTTTTTTGACCATACATGGTTGACATATCGTTACTAGAATACCATGGCTCCCATTTTGGTATTCTTGTATAAGATTTTTCGTCTAAGTCTATTGTATTTAGTAAATCCAATAACTCTGTTTCGTAGCTAATAACATTTTCAAAGTAGTAAATGCCATCTTGAACACTTTTTAAATCAAACATAGTGTACATTTATTTATCACCTTCTACATCTTTTGCTGGATATTTAGATCCATCAGACTTTATTCTTAAACCATCTTGTCTTATTTCTTCCCACTGTTTTTGCTCTTCTTTTTGGTATGCCCTCACCTTAGCCAGCTCTTCTGCCCAAGCATCTCTTACTTCTTGAGGATAGTCACCTTCTTCTCTATCATCCCAGAAGGAACCAAGGGTATATCTTATTGCTTTCTTAACTGTTGTAACTTCATGCATATTCTCAAAGCCTCCCGCAAATGTGGCAAGCTTTCCAACTTCTGGAATTATTGTTAAACCATTCTTAAAATTTAAAATTCCATCTTCAAAGTCATCATTTAAATATATAAAAGTTGCATATCTGCTTCTTGTAAATGCACCAGAGTGACCATCATTATCTGTGTTATCTGAATGCATATTGGCAAATGCTCCAGGAGCCCACCTTTGAGAATGCCAACTTATTTGTGACATTTGTTCAGGATTTTTGCCAGCCATATCTGCTGTTGCATCAATAACTCTTTGTCTTAATACTTGAAAAAAATCTCCTGGCAATCCACAGGCTATCGTGTCTGGATCATTTACTTCTGGCATTCCAGATGAATATGATTCATAAAAAGAAATTGGCATCCAAGACAATTCGCCCTTTTCCATCTTCATGTCTAATACTTTTATAACAGACTCACACTCTTCTTTAGTAAGAAAATTTTCATAAGTTACAATGTCTGATTTATGTCTGGTTATAACCACATCTCTTTCCATTATTTCTTATCTCCTTTTATATTGGGCAAATCATCATACAAAACTGGTTTTCCGTTTTCTAGATATCTCATATTTCTTGGATCTTCATGCTTTATTCTTTCAGCTTCCATTTGAGCCCATTTGTATGCACCAAAAACTTTTTGGTTGTTTAGCCATTCTTTGGTTCCATCAAATGGAATCATCACAAAATTTCTTACGAAAAACTTTTCATTTTTATGAATAGTTTTTACACCGTGATAATATGGCTCTGTAGATGGAAATACTAGTATATCTCCAGCAACTGGCTTATGGTTAATCAGTTGATCGTCTATAAAAAACTCAATGTCTCCACCATCATAGTCGTCATTAATATACATTGTGCATGTTATAAAAAACTTATCTCCAGGCATATCTTTTTGAGAGGTTATGTGGTCTGTGTGATACTGCATAGTCATATTATTATTCATGAGGTCAAGTGAAGGCTTGTACTTGGAATAAGAACATCCACTAAATCTCCACCCATCTGGCAGATTTATACCATGTCTTTCTACATAATCTAAAATTACTTTATTGTATGCATCTTCTACTTCATCAACAAATGCTTTTTCTTTGATAAACATTTCTTCAGACATCTGCTCTGGTGTAATTTCACGTATATCTTTCTTTTGAGTGTATGTGCCAAAATGTGCCCATGGATCCCATGTTTTCAAGAAGTACTTTCCCTCTGATGTTTTTTCTGACTCATTCATTACGTTATACATTTGCTCAGGATTTTTTAATACGTTTCTGTATACATCTACCTTTGGGTAAATCTCTACATATTCTAGTTTGCTCATGGTTGTCTTTCTCCTGTGTGTTTCATTATAGTCCAAAAAAATGGTGATGTAAATCTATGTCCAGATTTTACTGGTCTTACGCCATGAACATAATATCTATCTCCTGGGAAAAAGTATGCTGCTCCAGCTTTTGGTTTAAATTCAATTCCTTGAAGTGGAAAATAAAGTTCTCCTCCTTCATAGTCATCGTTGAAGTAAAATAAAGATGCTATGTCATAGTGTGGAAAATCGTTTGGTCTTCCACGCTCTTCTCCAATGTGAAATTCTTTATCTGCATGAGGCTCTTGTCTTGCACCAATTGGCCATCTTACAATTGCTGGTCCAGTTTCACGAACATCAACCTCAAAAAATTTATCTACCTCTATTTTAAGCCTTCTAATCATATCTTGGATTAAGTCCAGAATGGAAGGATCTGACTTCATTAAAGAAAAATATGTTGCCACCCTATCAGCCCAAATATTTGCATCATATAGAACAAGACCATCTTCATCTTTGTGACTTTCAGTAACATCCCAAATTTTATTATTCATTGCAAAATCTGACAATCTTTTTCTTTCTTCTAAAGTCAAAAAATTTTCTAACTCTACAATGTTGTCTATAGAATTGCCAAAAAATCCAGATGGTGTCTTTGAGACTGGAGCGCCTACCAAATGGTCTTTATTTGTTATTTCCATATTTTCCCTCCCTAATCCTTTTAACTACTTAGATATCTATTCTACCATTTTTATATAAAAGAAAACCTATTTATTTTCAACAACTTTTAGTCTAATTGACTTTACTTCATGAGATCCTATACTTTTCCCTGATTGATCTACGGCATCCCTATAAAAGTTAGACCATTTTCCCTGTCTATTTAGCTCATATACTACATTAGAGTAATCAGGGTTATTGAAGTAGTCTGTTGGCAAATCCCTCATAGATTTAATTACCATTTCAGAGTTATTAATATTGCCTAAAGATATTGGCAGAATAGATATTACAGGAGTTCCTGCTTTAATTGTAATTTCTACATTTGGTCTAGTTATTCTCCATGCACATGGTAGCTCTCCTTTATAAAAAGAAGTGCTTATTAAAGTACTAAAAGGCTGAACACCATCAATAAATTGATTTGGAACTGGCATCTGCAATATACTTGTATTTTCGTCAGTTCTAAACATTAATCCTGTATTAAAACTAATTGTAGCATTTGCTCTTCCACTAGATACATATTCATCTCCAGATAATATTCTTACATGATCTGGACTTGTATCTGATACTCCATCCCAAATAAACGTTATGTCTTCTGGAAAAGATATTCCCCAGCCAAGACCATTAGTTAGGGTTACTGGAAAACACTTGTATGCATGAGCATCATAAGTTTCATCCATCCACTCTCTTTTAATTGAAAGTGGTTCTAATTTTCCGTATCCTTCTCTAATTTGATAAACATCTATTGTATACATTATGGATTTAGTCTTTTTTGAATCAATGACTGATATTCTATATTGTGAGTATTATCGTTATAATCTAACATAGTTACAATGGAATATTTTAGTCCACTGGTTACTGGCATTGCTCTGTGTGAGAATAAATATGTTGATGGGAATATATATAAATCTCCAGCCTTAGGCTTTATGTTAACATTAAGCTTTGGGAAATATAATTCTCCACCTTCATAATCATCGTTAGGGTAGGCAACCAATGAAACTGTTGCTACATATGAAAAACCATGGTCTGCGTGTTCTTGAAAATGTTGTCCTGGACCATACTTAATAAAATTCATTGCTTCCCAGTAATCCATTTTAATATTGTACATATTGCAATAATCATTTACTGGACCAATTTGTGCATTATAGGCGTCCTGCCAAATACTATTTAGCTCAATATCTTGAGGACCTATATTTGGGTTTGTATTTTTTTGAATCTTAAAGTCTAGACAGTCCCTATATTCTGGGAATTTCTGTTGGTATCCAACCATTGCTTCTTGCCATGACTGCTGAGGATTCTTTTTAATAAAATCTTCAACTCTCTCTGTTATATTTAAATCTTTTTTAATTACATCCCTGTAAACAAATATACCAGGAAATATTTCTTCTTTATTAAACAAGGATTGCATTATTGTCTTACCCCTAACTTTATGTATTAATTAAACTGCATATGTAATTTTACCACTTTTTCAGTGGACACGTTGCAATTTCTATTTTTGCTTTTACCTTCATAAAACAACCACACTTTTTACATTGATGAGTTAGCTTTATCAATTCTGGGCATGACTCACATATGCTTAGCCTATGCTCTAGCTTTTCTTCACTTACCTGCTCTATTTTTGGATTAAATATATCCCAAGGCCTAGCCTCTCCTAGGTTTTGTTTATATTTTTCCCAAGGAGTTAAGCTATCAGTCATTTATAATTTCAAACCTATAATTGTTAACTATTGCTTCTGCAATATATTCTGGAACTCCTAGTTTAAGCTGATCTTCACCATTAAGTTTATAATTTATGTGAAAATTCTTACCAGAAGTGCTTGGGTTTATTTGATACTCTATGTTGCTTTCTAAATTTTCAAAAAATGTTATTAAAACACTATCTTTGGTAGAAAACAATACAGATTCATCTTTATATACGTTCATTATCATAGTTCTAGTATACCATATCCTTAGTCATCACACCATGAACCGCATGTTCCACAGCTATATGAACATCCGCCGATGCAACAAATACCGCATTCAACACATCCAAATGAAGGTGGGAAGAACGGTGGGGAGAAGAAGCTAGGTGGGAAGAACGGTGGGAAGAACGGTGGGAAGAACGGTGGGAAGAACGGTGGGGAAAAGAAGCTTGGTGCCAAAGTTGTTACGTTATTAGAAGCAGCTGAAGCAAGTGAGTTTCCATTAGCATTTGTTGCTACAACGGTATATGTCTGAGCTGTTCCTGCTGTATCAGCAATAACAATTGGAGATGTAGCACCTGAGCCAGTAGTAGCATCAGAGCCTGTTACGGTAAATCCACTAATTGCTTTACCACCAGTTGCTGGAGCTGTAAATGCAATAGAGTTTTGATTAACT